TGGCCAACTTCTTCGACAAGACGGCCTACAAGACACCACTGGCGTTTCTCGAGGGCAAGTGCCTGCAGGGTGACTCGTCCGACTGCATCAGCGGCGTGGGCGGCATCGGCGAGAAGGGCGCGATCGACCTCTTGGCCACCTTCGGAAGCGTCAAGAACTTCTGGAAGGCATGCGAGGACGGTTCGTACAAGCCCACCAAGAAGGCGCTGGTCAGTCTCTACGAAGGCGAGGGTCGCAAGCTCTTCGCCCGCAACTTTTCCATGATGCAGCTGCTTCGCGTCCAGAAGCCCAAGCCCGAGGCGGTCGAGCTTCGCAAGGGTGCCCTGGACGTTGCCCGCTTCCACGACCTGTGCGCGGAGCTGGCGTTCGGCAGCATCACCAAAAACGTCGAACACTTCATCAAACCATTCGAGGCTTAACTATGTCCGTAGCAGACCTGATTTCATCACTGGAGAAGGAGCTCGGTGCCAACGCTGGCAATCAGCAAGTCACCCGCTTCATCGACACCGGCTTTCCCCCGCTCAACAAGATCATGTCGGGTCGCTATGACGGCGGCCTGCCGTTTGGTCGCATGGTGGAGATGTTCGGTGAGTCCTCCACCGGCAAGACCGCACTCGCAACGAAGTGGATGGTCGAGGCGCAGCGCATGGGCGGTGTCGCAGGCTTCATCGACTGGGAGCGTTCGTTCGACGTGGGCCTGGCCGAGAGCTTCGGCTTGAAGTCTGAGCGTCCGTACTGGATTTACGCCAAGCCGAAGACCTGGGAGGAGGGCAACGTCGTTGCCGCCAAGGCCTGCAAGATCATTCGTGAGAGCAAGGCCATCGCTGCCGATGCGCCGATCCTGTTCGTCTTCGACTCGATCGCCGCCGCTCTGCCTCAGTCGCAAGCTGAGAAGGAGATTGACCAGTACACGATGAACGACACAACGGCACTGGCTCGCGTGACTTCGACCACGCTCAAGGCGATGGCGCAGCACTGCGAGGAGTTCAACGCGACGTTCCTGTACCTGAACCAGATGCGCCTGAAACCTGGCGTCGTCTACGGCGATCCGCGAACCACTCCTGGCGGCAAGGCAATGGAGTTCTATGCAACCGCCCGACTGGCTCTGGGTCGTCAGAAGATCATGGAGCAGCAGGACGGCGAGAAGACCTTCATTGGCCAGAACATCAGCATCCAGTGCGTGAAGTCCAAGATGACCAAGCCCTTCCAGGAGACGAGCCTGCGGCTGGTCTTCGACGACACGGGCGTGGCCACCTTCGACACGGTGCTGTCGCTGTTGGAGTTCCTGATCGCCGAGAAGCTGGTCACGTACTCCAAGCCTCGAGTGACCTGGACGGACGGCAAGCAATACTTTGTCAAGGCACTGGCCGAGAAGATTCGCACCGAGGGCGCATTCGCCGAACTCGTGGCGCTGTTGCCGAAGTAACCCCGACCTGGCGCTTTCTATACTGGGCTCCCAACCCAGGAGAGAGCGCTTTGGAAAAGGTCGTCATCGGCTTTATTCCGCCCATTGTGGGCGTCAACGGAGTCTTCAACACCTTCCGCATGGGCCGGCGCTACGCCACTCTTGCGGAAGGTGAAGAAGTATTCCTGATGGACGAAAAGAGGAAGGTGGTGTTCGGACGCGCCACCGTTCTCGATGTATCAGTCGGTCCGGTAAGCGCCTTGTGCGCCTGCTTCGCGTTCGAAAACCATACGGAGCTCGACAAGGAAGACGGCGAACACGCCGAGCGCCTGTTCAAGCTGCTTCAACGCATCTACGGCCCGCACATCGTCCAGCCACACAAGACCGCCACGGTCGTGAAGCTGAGAAGGGTCATGGATGAAGTTCAAGGAACATAAGGTCAACTTCAAGCACAGCGGAGCATGGTACGAGCTGGACGATGGTCGCGGCTTGTACCTCGCTCACCGTCAGATGCGCCACGTCTACAAGAAGAGGAACGCATGGTGCGTCGAGCGGATCGCCCTCGAGGACACGATCGCGATGGGCTACAGCGCAGCGGGTGTGGCGGTACGACAAGGCAAGCGCAAGCTGGTGTGGCTCACCAGCGTCGAGGACTTCTTCGGACCGGACTCGTTCACGAACCCCGACAACATCCTTCAGCGGTGTCTTCCGCTGAATCGCTTCAAGGTCATTCCTGCAATGAACTTGGGCAATGTCGAAGCTGCAATGCGTCTCCGGTGAAAAATGTAGAAGTCCCTGACCGAAAGATTTAATATCAAACCATGATTTTAGAAACCGCAATCATCTGCCTGGCTCTGAACATTTACCACGAAGCTCGTGGAGAAATGATTCCGGGTCAGTACGCTGTGGCCAACGTGACGCTCAATCGCGCAAAGGGCGATTCGTCCGAAGTCTGCCGCATCGTCACGGCCAAGCATCAGTTCTCATGGACGAACAAGCTGCTGTCAAAGCAGGGTGGCCAGTGGGTGCTCAAGCGCCAGGGCTACCCGAAGGACGAGTACGCATGGCTGCTGGCTCAGCGCGTTGCAAAGACCGCGCTCAAGCGACCGGACATGGACTTCACCGGAGGGGCAACCTTCTATCACGCCACGTACGTCTCACCCGCGTGGCGTTCGAGTGTCGAGCGCACCAAGAAAATGGGCTCACACATTTTTTACAGGACACGATAAGTCACGGATGACTATGAAACCCTACGGAATCATCAGCGACACGCACCACCACAACTGGACGGCGTTCTCGCACACCACCAGCACAGGCGTCAACTCGCGCCTCGAATGGATTCTTCTGGAGACGCACCGAGCGGCCGATGCGGTGTTCAAGGCCGGAGGCGACACGCTCGTTCACGCCGGTGACTTGTTCCACGTTCGAGGCTCTGTGGCCCCGTCGGTGCTCAACCCGACACTGGCCACCTACAAAACGATCGTGGACGCGGGCATGAAGATCATCATCAACGCAGGCAACCACGACCTCGAAGGGCGCGAGGCGTCCGATGTGTCGAGCGCGATCACCGCGCTCAAAGAAGTTGGCTGCACGATCATCAACACGCCGACCGTTCTGCCCCACCAGGGGCTGGCCCTGTGCCCGTACATCGGCAAGGTCGCCGATCTGAAGAAGGCACTTGAGACGCTGCAGGATGAAATGGACGCACCGAACTGCGACCTGATCGTCCACGCCGGCATCGACGGTGTCATCAAGGGCTTGCCCGATCACGGGCTGGATGCCGAGTACCTGGCCAAGCTCAAGTTCGTCAAGACCTTCGCGGGCCACTACCACCACCACAAGAAGCTCCGCGACGGCGCGGGCGGCATGGGTGGCGTCTGGAGCATCGGCGCGCTCACGCACCAGACCTGGAGCGACATTGGCACCAAGGCAGGCTTTCTCGTCGTCAATGGGCCGGAAGTCACCTGGCACGCAAGTCATGCACCGAGCTTCGTGGAGATCGACGGCACGACCAAGCCGGAAGAAATCCCACTGATCGTCGATGGCAACTATGTGCGTGCCAAAATCTTCAGCAGCAAGCCCTCTGAGATTGAGAACCTCCGCAAGTTTCTCGAAGGGGAGGGCGCACGAGGCGTGACGATCGTGAGCCAGCCCAAAGCGGGCGTGACGCGAACGGCCTCGACCGTGAAGGCGGGCGCATCGCTGGAGGTCAGCGTGTCTGACTACATCAAGGGCGCCGGCTATGGGCGTCAGACTGAACTCGCCGTCCTGTGCGACGAGATTCTCAAAGAGGCTCGGGAGGCCGCATGAAAATCAATCGCGTCATCATCGACAACTTCCTCACGCTTCAGCACGCCGAGATCGAGCTGGACGATCGTGGGCTCTTGCTCATTCAGGGCGACAACAAGGACGACACCAGTGCCGACAGCAACGGTGCGGGCAAGTCGTCCATCGCGGATGCGATCTGCTGGGGCCTGTATGGCGTCACCGCACGAGGCGTGAGCACGGATGCAGTCGTCAACAAGACCGCCAAGAAGGACTGCAGGGTCGAGGTCCGACTGTCGGACGGCACGAACGAGTGGCGAATCGTTCGTCACCGCAAGGATTCGACGCACAAGAACGCCACGCTGGTACAACAGAAAGACCCCAACCCCGCCTGCATTCCGATCGACCTGCACAAAGGCACCGAGCGCGAGACGCAGGAGGTCATCAACGCGCTGATCGGCTGTTCGCTCGATGTGTTTCAGGCTGCGGTCTACGCCGGTCAGGAGAAGATGCCTGACCTGCCGGCGATGACGGACAAGCAGCTGAAGCTGATGATCGAGGAGGCTGCAGGCACCGAGGTGCTGGCTCGAGCCCACCAGATCGCCCGCGAGAAGCTGAACACCGCACAGAAGGAGCTGGCATCGCTCGACGCTCAGCTGTCCACGCAGGCGATGCAGCACACGCACGCCGTCACACGACTGTCGGAAGAGACAACCAAGCACGCCGACTTCGAGGCGCAGCGCAAGCCCAACGCGAAGGCGGAGCTTGCCAAGACCATTCCACTGCAGGCGAAGATCATCGCGCTGGGTGGCGAAATCGACGCTGAAATGCTCAAGGATCGCGGCAAGGAATTGCTCAAGATCAGCACGACCTTCGCCTCGCTCAAGGGCGAACGAGACGAGCAGGCGCGTCTGGACAAGGCCATTCTGGACGCACACAAGGTCTTCGCCACCGCCGAGTCAGTCGCTCGTCGAGCCAAGCAAGCTCACACCGATGCGGTCGAGGCGCTCCGCACACTGAACGACAAGGTGGGCCAGCCCTGCGGCGAATGCGGCAAGGCGTATTGCGAACACGACCTGGAGACGGTCAAGAAGCTGCGCGAAGCTGACCTGGAGAAAGCCACCGAAGAACTCAAGCGGTGCGCGAACGAGTACAAGAGCGCGAAGGAAGCGCTGCACGAAGCGCAGAAGCTCGCCAGTGACCACAAAGACTCGATGACCGATGTGTCTGCACTGGCTGCGCGACAGCGCGAACTGCAAGACGAGCTGGCGAAGATCGAGGTTCTGAAGAAGGAGAAGACCGCGATCGAGGTGGAGGTCGAGAAGTGCAAAACGGCGGCCGGCGTTTGGTTGAAAAATGACAATCCTTATACCGCGAGCGTGGCGCTGATGGAGAAGACGCTCAAGGAGCTCGAGGGCCAGATCAAGGCAACTGACGAGAAGAAGCGTGAGCTGGAAGCTCGGGTCGAGATTCTTCAGGATGCGGTGTCGGTGTACGGGCCGGCGGGTGTACGGGCGCACATTCTGGATACGGTCACGCCGTACCTGAACGACCGCACGAGCCACTACCTGTCGGCGCTGGCTGACGACAACATCCACGCCGTCTGGAACACCCTGACCACGAACGCGAAGGGCGAGGTCAAGGAGAAGTTCCAGATCGAGGTCACGAACGACAAGGGTGCCGAGTCCTTCGAAGGGCTGTCAGGCGGCGAGAAGCGCAAGGTTCGCCTGGCGTGTGCGATGGCGCTTCAGGACATGGTCGCATCCCGCGCCACCAAGCCCATCAACATCTTCATCGCCGACGAGGTCGATCACGCACTGGACGAATCGGGTCTGGAGCGCCTGATGACGGTGCTGAACGACAAGGCGAAGGAGCGCGGCACGGTGATCGTCATCAGCCACAACTCGCTGTCGGACTGGATCGACGAGGTCATCACGGTCACGAAGGAGAAGGGCTATGGAAAAGTCAGCGGCGCTACTTGCAAGTAGGGACGAGCCGGTCAGGTTCGATCGCAACACTGCCGCGCAGGAGTTCGCGCACCTGTTGCGAACCCCTGGCTATACTACAGATAAGTCAGCCCTGAAAGACCGCGGGCTGGAGGAGTTCAGGATGGTGGAACAAGTCAAGAAGACCGAAGAGGAGCTGGCTCTGGACGAGTTGGCCAAGAAAATGTCCGAGGCGATGAAGCGCACTCAGGAGACGTTCATGCTCTCCGCGCCCGCCTCGCTCACGGTACGCAAGAGCAATGGAGCGTACAGCAAGGCAGCGCATGTGGGCATGGAAGACTTCCAGCCCACGTCGGCGTACGTCGGCAAGCGCGGCAAGATCATCTTCGTGTTCAAGCCCGTCATGGTGGCTGACTACGTGGAGATGGAAATGGACGAGCAGCAGGCGTTCGCTCACCTGAATGGGTTCAAGGACTTCATTCGAGAGAACGTGGGCGACCTGCATCGGCTGCAGTCCGAGATCAAGGTGGAGATGGCCAAGAAAGCCGAAGAGCAGAAGCTGGCAGATCGGTTCGAGACGTACAAGGACTTGGGCTTCGGCTCGTGGTGAAAGGCAACAATGAAAATCAAGATCGTGGGCATGGACCCGTCAATGTCCAACTGGGGCATCGCCAAGGCGACGCTCGATGTGTCAACAATGGAGTGGACGGTCGATGACCTGATCCTGGTGGAGACGGAAAGCGAGTCGAAGAAGGGCGTCATCAAGCAGTCGGATGACCTGCGCCGCGCCAAGATCGTCAAGGAAGGCATGATCGAGGCGTGCGAAGACGCATCGTTCGCCATCAGCGAGATTCCGTTCTGCAACCCCGCAGGCTATGCGGCGGCCAACTTCAACTCGGGGCTGGTGACGGGCGTCCTGGCGGCGTGCCCGATCCCTCTGATTCAGGTCTTCCCCGCCGAGGTCAAGCAAAAGGCCACCGGCATCCGGTCCGCGACCAAGGACGAAATGATCGAGTGGGCCATCAAGCGGTTTCCAGCTGCGCCCTGGCGGATGCGTACCCTCAAGGGCAAGTCGATCCCCACCAAGGCGAACGAGCACCTGGCCGATGCGGTGGCCGCGATCAACGCCGGTCTGGATTCGACCCAGCTCCAGCAAGCGCTGGCAATCTATCGGGGCATCAAAGTCGCCGCGTAAGACCCTAAGTCACCCGTGAATACTGAGTATCAGTCACGGAGTCAGCAGTTATGGCATCAGAAGTTTTCGATTCAGTGAAAGCAGCCCATGTGGGCATCGTCGCCCAGGCAGTCAGCAAGATCGCAGGGCTTGAGGCTACGTTCATCATTCATGACGAGTTGTCCAGCCCTACGGTCCAGTACAAGCCCCAGACCTTCGAGGATCGCAAGACGGTCTTTGGCGCCCAGCTGCGTATCTCGTGGACTGTGCCGGAGATGATGGTCGAAGACAGCGATGCAAGGCTCGCTCGGCAGCTGGCGATCAAGCATGGCGAACAGTTGCGCGCCGAAATCAAGCGCGAGTGTCCCGACTGCGACAGCTGCCCCAAGCTGCGAATGGAAGTTTCCGAACGCGACGACTTCAATCGAGCCGAGCGCCAGTATGTGATGACCGCCAGTTGCCGAACCGATCGGCAAAGCGGCTTCATGCAGGTCTGCCCAAACGGAAAGACTGCCGTTCTGAAGGGTCATACCGCACTGGTGGCTGCAAATGAATGGGCTGGCAACGCGCCCTTCATCGACATTCCAGGAACTTCGGTATCAAGTCCGGAGCCTGCACCTTATATAAGGACTGACCCCGACAAGCCGACTTCGGACATCGGCGAAGCGTGGTGAGTTCTTATATGGAACGTAAGTCACAACTGAGGTAGACTTCGCGTCCTTTTCTCAAAATTCAATCAACAAGGAGCCTTATGAAATCTTCGTCCGAAACCCCCGCACGCTCATACGCCAAAGGCATTGGCGATGCTGTTGCGGATCGTACGATCAACCGCAAGATCACTCGCGCCGTCGAGCCCTACATCAAGACCGTCGAGTTGCCTCGACGCGACGATATGGCGCTGGACCACGAGGTCGATGAGTGGTGCCGGTCCAACAACCTCGTGATCGAGTCCTACCATGTCGAGTATGGCGACGACCTGATCGTTCGCTGCCTGCTCAACGTCGTGGGCCACATCGAGGTCGAGAAGTGGGAAGACGTGGCCGCCCGTGTCGCCACCGGCAATGCGCTGCTGCACCCCGAAGCTGCGGAGCGCGAAGTCGAGTTCAACGCCATGCATCACCATCTGCGCCAGGCGTCGATCCTCATGTCGGGTCGCCACCTGCAGCACGGCGACGAGACTCAGCCGCTTCGCAACATGGAAGTGTTCACGAACTGCTCGACCGCAGCCTCGACCTTCCTCACCTTCTATCTGCTGCTCAACGGCTCCGGTGTCGGTCGCTCCTACGACAACGAAATGATCCGCGCCGACCTGAACAGCCTGCCCATCGTGGTCTGCACCATCGACATGATGCACAAGGACGTGCAGACGGGCGAAATCAACGCTCTGGACATGCGTACGGCCAAGCATCTGTACGCCGGTCGCGAAATGGAAGTGTTCGAGGTGCCTGACAGCCGCGAGGGCTGGGCCAAGGCGCTCGAGAAGATGGAATACATGGCATGGCGTGGCGACAAGCGCAACACCGTGCTGCTGCTGGATTTTTCCAGCGTGCGTCCGCGTGGCGCTCCGATCGCTGGTATGCAGAACCGCCCCGCATCCGGCCCTGGTCCGATGATGACGGCCATCGCCAATGTGGCCAAGCTGCGTGACGCCGGCATGTCGCCCTGGCGCGCCGCCATGTACGCCGACCACTACGTTGCCGAGTGTGTGCTGGTGGGTGGCGCTCGTCGTGCGGCTCGCATGGCCACAAAGACCTGGCGCGACAAGAACGTGCTGGACTTCATTCAGGTCAAGCGCGGTGGCTTCCTGTGGAGCTCGAACAACTCCGTGACCGTGGACAACGAGTTCTGGGAGCTGGTCAAGGACAGCGGCCCG